CACATAGTAGGTAATCCGGCAGTTACTGTTGTTGGGTATAAACCAGAAGTTACCATTTGTTGAATAGAAGCAGCAACGTCAAGTTCTTTTTGCCTTTCCAATTGAGCGTATAATCCTTTTGTTAAGGCCCCCTCAGGAGCATACAAAGCCTCTGCTTCTTCCCAGGCTTCGAGTCCTTTCCCATATCTTCTTTGAATGTCTATTGGGTCTGGAACAAATTGAGAAGGCGGATACCATTCAACGCTGGCCCCGCCGGCTCCACCAGTCGCTACTTTTCCGCCGCCAAAACCTCCACCATAACCTGCTGCTATTTTCCAACCTGTTGAAGGTTCATTTGGAATTCCCATCATTTCTTGTAGAAACGATGTATATTGGAATGGTTCTCCACTCAATGCTGATAGACAACTTCGTGCACTTGGCATTGCTGAAGCTAAACGTCCTATAGGGCTGCCCGCCCTTCCAAAAAAAGGCATTTTAATTCTCCTTATATTTTATGTAATTATATCATTATCAACTAAAACCGCTTCTGCGACAAGTTTTGTTTTACCCGCTTGATACATAGTTATCAACTCATTTTTGAGAATTTGTTTTATGTGTTGTTCAAAGGTCATTGTAGGATTTCCATCATCATCTTTAGGTATAGGATTGAAAACAAGAAACCCCTTTTTGAATTCGTCTAATTTTGCATCATTAAGATTTATTGTTATCTGTGCCATCTTAAACCCATCTCATTTTTCATTTGAAATTCGACCTAATACTAAATCAATCATTTTATGTTCCGCCTATTTGAATTACACATATATTGGCGTTAGTTATTGTTAAATCTACATCTCCGGCATTATCGTGTCTAACTCTAAAATCTATATCTTTGCCCGCCTCTATATCAAGCAATCCGGTAATACTTGAAGAACAATTTCTATCTGCTGCCGAAAAATCGGCTCTACATTTGCAATTATCCTGTATTACTCCGTCAACAAATATCGCTCCTTCAAATTCAACATTAGCTGTATCTACTTTTCCATCGAAATAAGTTGAAATTTTATAAATACCTGCTTTTGTTGTTGTGATTTTAAGTTGAAATTTTATAAATACCTGCTTTTGTTGTTGTGATTTTAGTATTCGCTCCATCAGCCGTACAATTATTAGATTCCCCATTAGTAGCAGTTCCAGTAAGTTTGACATAAGTTGCTCCCGCTCCTATTGTTTGAGCAACATCATTATCATTGATATATATTCCAGCAAAAGAAAGTCCAGCGGTTCCTGCAAAAATAACATCTCCAGTAGGGCTTACCTGTAATTCGTTTGTGCCATCGCCTATATGGGCTGCTCCATTTACATCAAGAGCAACCGTTGGGGGATTGGTCGACCCTACACGTAAATTGCCAGATAAAAGATTTTGAGCACTTAAACCATAAAACCCCCAGTTCGTCCCACCTACTGTTTGGCCTGCATCATAAAAGGCATAAAGAGTTGTTATTGAACCGTTTGTTACTGTTGCATTGTTCGCATAAAAATGTGTACCTGTTGTAATAACAGGAGTCCCAGTTGCTCCTGTACCACGAACTGCTGATATTGCTGAATTTATGCTTCTTGCATTCAAGGCAGATGGACTATTAGAAGAGTCATTATCGGTTTCTACTCCTATGTTAGCATTTATACCAACTAACAAATTAACACGATTATCACCTGTGGGTGGTTTTCTTCTAACTACAAAGTTCAGGCCATAATCAAAACCTTTTATAGCTGTTAGGGTATCTGTAAAAAATGTTTGTATTGAACCAAAATCAGTGGCGACATCGGAACTCCACACGGCATTAAAAGCATAATTTGAAGATACTGCCCCCATAACACCAAGACGGCCCGATACCTGTAACTGGTCATCTATAAGAGCATCATCTGTGGAATATAGATGTTCACCTTGAACTGTGCCCGTTGCTGTAAGGTCTGTAAACGTCCCCGCTGCCTGAGTTGTTCCACCTATCGTAGTACCGTCAATCGCACCACCATCTATATCAACATTGTTGGCAGCCTGCGTGGCTATTGTACCAAGCCCCAGTGTCGTTCGTTGGGCAGCAGCATCTGCATCATCAAGTAAAGCACCCCCAGCAGCAGTGCAAGCACCAAGATAACCCCATTGAGCCTCAGATATTGTCGTAGCACCTATTTTAGACAATTGTTGAAGTTCTGCGTTGCTTATGTCAACGGACGTACCAGTAATGGAATTAGCTCCAAGAATAAGGTTGCCGGAAAGAGTGGTTGCTCCGGCGGCCAGTGTTCCCGTTGTTGACAAATTTTCATCATCAAAATTTATTGTACCCCCACTGGCCGTTATTTTTAGATTACAGCCTCCAACAGTAGTTATTTCAGGAACATTAGATGCGGTTTTAAATTGGATATAATCAGAAGTTCCTCCCTCTGAATTATTTGTCTGAATATTTAATTCTGTATAAGAAAATATAAGACCTTTATTATTCTGTTTATCCCAAGCGAATGCTGCATAAGTTGAGCCTGCTTCATAAACTCTTACGCTTACCCAATTTGAATTATCCGACTCAAATTGAATAATACCATTTAAATCATCATCTGATATTCTTCTTATAATTGTAACATTGGCGGATGTTTGAAGTTGTAAATAATCAGAAGTATCTCCACTTGGTTTTATACTAATAATGCCGGAATTTTGAATTACAGATGTATCTAATGATGCAGCAGAAAGTGCTCCGGCAATATTTGCTGCTCCCGCAACAGTTAAATTATTATCAACAAATAAATTATAAAAGTGCGGGGAACCAATATAATCCAATCTTACATTGCTGGCAAGCAGTCGAAGAATATCTTCGAGTTGAACCCAATCGCCTTTTACCAGATTTGGAATAAGCATTAGGTTTTTTCCTCTTCATCAACAACAATATCCGCTTCAACATCTATTTTCTCTAATGCCCAAGTTTCATTCTCAGTTGTATTTTCTACCTGAATACCTGCTTGCAGTCCTCGCATCCTTTTAATTTTAGTGTTGGATTTTCCTGGGCCGGAAACAGTGAAAGTGTGTAATTCGCCATCCGCCTGACATTTCTCAATTACTTCCTCAGCAGTATCGGCTGCGTACATATTGCAGGTAAATCCATCACTGTCAGATTCAGAGCCGGCAGTACCCCCGCCGCCGGATATAAAAGTCAGTTTCTTGACCTTCCCCTTTCTCCGAGGATTTTCACTTAACGACAGGGGACTAAATAAAACCTCACTGTTTATTGTGTGTTTGTCCCCCGTAACAGTCGCATCGTCATATTTTTGTGTTTTATCAAACACGCGAATAAATCCATCCCTGCAACCCAGCATCAATCTTCTATAAGACTCTGTTGCAGACTGAAATTGAAAAGCGGAATATACGGCACACTCGTCATCATAACTTTCAGGGAAAAATCCGCCGGTTCTTAAATCATACCAATAATTTGAGTTTGCTCCTGTTGCAAGAGTTGTAATAAATACCAGAATTCCCATATTCAAGCGGTCGTATGCGAGAGTAATTCTATGAGTATCTGGGCTAACAGACTCGTCCGTAACTATGTTGGGGAGCCTTTTCGCCGTAAGGTTTTCTATCTCACCGAGACCTTTGGGAATTACATAAATCCCACCCGTTCCCCAGAAGAACAAATTTCCTTTTTCATCCCAACACCAACTATTTGCTCCAAATACCCCCGTAGTTTTGCTAAGAAAACCTATTGTTCCACCAATAGCCGGGTCTCCGCGTAAGATAGAAATTGTACTTACTCCCCCAAATAATAAATAACTGTCTCCATAAGGTATAAGAGCTTTTGTTATGTCTCCAATCTTTCCTGCTTCCGCATTTGCACCGGCAACCGCGGCGAGAGCATCCCTGGCAGCATACTCCCAATCATAGGGATTTCCTAACCTTGACATCCACCACTGAAAGGGCTCCCTTGGATTACCCGTTAAAACACACCTGCCTCGATATAAACAACCCAAAGCCGCCTGTGCAGGCATTGTACCCATACTCGCAAGAGGATAGACCGTCCAATCGTGCCAATGTGGGAAATTTGTTACTGCTGTTGCTTGAAAAGTTGAACCAGAACCGGAGCCTGTTATATTGGTTGCTGTAACAAAAGCGGTTGCTCCACCTGCATAATAAGCATATCCATACGTATTTAAATTATCTGCCCCACCAGATGTTCCATCTGTATAATCAACAACCATATAAGCATATTTACCACCGGTCTGGTCTTGTGTCAGAACATCCCCGTGAGCGTGTGGCGTAGCTAAATCTGTGTGGGTTAGTTTTACAGATATGAGGTCAAGAACTTTAAGATTTGTTCCATTGGCAATAAAAGCCTTTTGAAAACCTGAGAACATTATAAGTTGTTCTGATGTATCAACATCATCAGCAGAGTCAGCTACCTTTGTCATTGTGCCGGCTGTGCTTTCATACCAAACTTCATTATTTCCAGCAGCAACCAATACGCGGGTATCGCCATAGATACCTGGAGCAATAATACCACCGGCACCAACATTTGGCCTGAATGCAATCTTCTTTAAATCTGTGCCGGTATCAACAAATCCCGTAAGAGACCCGTCGGAAGTATCCATTTTCCAGATTGAATAACTTCCGGTTGCATCCCCACAGACATAAATGTCGCCCGTATTTGGGTCTTCTACAATACAATAAATATCTGCGTCAGTAGCCGCAGTCCAGCTTTCCGTCAAGGTGTAAGCAGTTGTGTCAACGTCAAGTTTAGCCAACCGCGTCTGACTGCCGGTACTGTATTTTGTTCCAAGATAAACATCATCATTCTCATCTATACAAAGAGCGTAAATATCTCCATTCGTAAAATCATAACTATCCTCTCCGTCATTCCCGCTTGATAAATCTCCCTTATAAATACGCACAGTTGATTCCTGTGAACCAAATAAAAAATCATCTGTACTTAAAACCGCAATACTTCTTCCACCCTCGCTTGTTGGATTTTCAGTTCCTAACGAAGCATAACTATCAGATTCATCAAGTTTAACAATATTGTGAGCAGCAGAAGAGTCTCCACCAACAATAAAAACATCTCTTGCAGAATCCGTATCCAATTGTTCAACAGCCCAGCACGAATATTTGTAATTGTTGCAAGGCGGGGGTCTGCGTGCCAGGTATTTTTATTAGAAGCTCCTGTTTTCAATCCACCGATTATTACATCACCGCTATTGTCAATTTTCACATCAGTAAGCACGGCGTCTGTTTCAACGGCGGCACTTGCAAGAAGATTGCCGTTAACATCCAGTTTCCAGATATTCTTGCTGCCAGCAACTGCTCCAACTACAAACACAGAACCTGTAGAATCTATTACTACTGAAGTTGTATTGCCGCCGGTGTCATAATTCCACATAGCAGTTCCATCATCTTCATAAGCCCAGACAGAAATTGAATTACCGGCATCGCGAGAGCCGACTGCAACAAACATTAAATTAACCTTTCTTTCTCAACTTACCGTAACTACTTGACACATTGCCACAATCGGCTGTGAGCCAGAACCAATTAGCTGTGAGTATTTCTTTTTAAGAGCGGGGCGTTGACCCCCTCTGGCTCTTGTTTCAAGAACATCATAAGGCCGCACGTTATTTAACAAAGGTGAAGTCAATGGAGGCTGCGTTGATGCGGCCATATTTGTATCTTTACCATTTATCGGAAAGTATAGCGTTGCCCTTGCCATTGTGTTTCCTTATTCATATAACCAAAGTACATCAAGGTAAACAGTTGTTGAATCCAAATCAGAACACATAAGTAAAAAATTACTGGAACCAAGAGTTCTTACATAGTAATGTGCAATATCATCTGTTGTCATTGCAGATGGCTCTTCCCCATCAAAAAGAGAATCTTCACTTCCAGGGGTAATTGTATCAATAAAATGAATTGTTGAATCATCTGTATCCTGTTGGCCTTCTACGATGGTAAGTTGAGCTAATAAGTGATAGTGGTCAGTTCCCCATTGATTGTACAACTCTACAACTGAATCAACATTGTTTCCACCATCTGCTCGGAACCGCAGCAACGCAGCATAAGCCCCAGTAGGAATATCTATTTTAATTTTCTTTGTGTCGGATAAGGCTTCTACCGAAGCATTATCTCTTTCATCAACACCCAATGCAGCTTCCTGAGAGGTAATATTTCCACAGTTTTTCCAACCCGTTTGGGCAGAAATTTTATATGTACCTGCTCTGCTCATAGTTTATTCCTTTTTATTTAACTATTATAAATCAAAATTCTTATGAATCGCTATGTTTGTTTGGATGGCCTTTTTCAAGCTCAACGTTAGTAGATAGATAAAATACTTCCACTAACATATCACCACCACTTACATCACCCCAGTCAGAAGCACTGGTAGCAGTTAATTTAACAGTAGTTTCCGAGGCTGTGGGAACCATTCCTGTTCCGTGTGCTCCACCTGTTTTTGAATCCGCACCTTCCACAAGATTATTAGCAGCAGTGTAAATATTGTGAGTTGTATATGAATACGCATCATCGTCAGAACTATTCCCCACATCCAATACACAAGAGGTGTCGCCCGTAAATCCTGTTTTTACTGTTACCTTACTACCAATCACAAAACTTCCTGCCGGAATTTTTTGAGTTAAATTCAAAGTTCCAGCAGTACTGCCGCCATCCGTGAAATCTGCATAGTTGACCCATTGAGAAACTTTGTTTAATCCAAGACCAACGGGACTTGCTTCCAATTCATAATTTACGTTAGAAATCGACATTTTATTTTCCTTTTCTAAAAAGTTATTAAAGTTTTTAACTAATTCCGTAAGCAGTTGTTAACTTATCTGGAATTTGCCATTGTCTAAAATCCACCGTTCTTCTTACCCCCGTATCTCTCATTTCTCCAACAGATGCAGGACTTCTTTGTTTATCCTCGGCGAGAAGCTGCTGCAACAATCTCGCAGCCAACTTAGTATGAACACCCTCTTTCTCATCTTCCTGCTGTTCAGCAGCAGCAAGAGCACACTCCAATACACACTCCGAAGCCAGAGCACCCCCAAGAAATACGTCTGTATCATCATTTGGTTTTTGTGGCTCAATTAAGTAAGTAAAATTCAAAGGATACGTTCCATTCGGGGTTTCATATAAAAGCAATTCAATTCTCTGCCCATTATCCAAAGCATACTTTCCCAATCTAATCGCAAAATACTTTGGATATGAATTTGTGCTATTTATATTCCGCAGAGACATAATTCGAGATACAGTTATTTCTGTAAGAAAAGGATATGAAGCACCATTTGCAAACTCCGGCCTTCTGATAAACCTGCCAAAATCTTCAGGCAACTCATATTCCCAAATACCGGAGCGAGCTACAATAGAGCCTTCCTGTTTTCTAAAACTCCAAGTATACCCTCTTCGCGTTGCCATATCTATTGGAAACAGAAATTGACGATACCCCCTGAACACAAGGTCTTTACAGAGTGTCAAATCCGCTCCAGTCGGAGTCGAGCCTAATCCAAGAAACTCTGAAACTTTTGTGTACGCCTCAGAAAATGTGAGTTTCATACTTGCCATAGCTTTTCCTCTAAAAGCGGCGAAGGGACAAGAGGGTTACTCCCACCCCCTCGCCTTAAAGGAGACAGAATTCATCCAGTATTTAAATTCCTATCTCTTTGTTCTCAATAAGCCTAAAAACCTGCCCGACAACGATTGGGCCGTAAACATCACCTATTCGCTTTTTTACTAACGCGGCCTCTTCCGCTGTCAAATCTATTTCATCATTTTGATAAATTCTAACCCCCAATTCATACTTCTTAACTTTCTCTTCACCTTTTTCGTTTTGCACGGGAACGAGCAGAGCATTGATTAGTGCAGAACCTAACGTCATCTCTGTCGTTTTCCCGTCTGCCAAGGTGTCTTTTAATAATTCGCCATTAAGAGATTTTAATTTTGTTTTTGTGTTAATCTTCATTCTTGTCTCCCTTTAATTTTCTTCGTTTCCAAAAAGTACACGAGGTTTGAAAATACCCACTTTGAGAAATCAACCTGAATTTCCCTTTCAAATACTTATTCTGTAACTCAATTTCTTCCGGCCTTCCCGCATCGTGGACAACTATTCTATCACTACAATCCACCGCCGTCTGAAAAGCAGTTTCTCTTCCAACACCGCCGTTGCATTTTCCCTTTGGGCCATCTATAAAAATTAAATCAACTTTATCAATAGAATCCTTGAAATTGATTCCATCCCATATCCGAATCTCTAAATCATTCTGTTCTGTCTTTAGAGATTCAACTTTGTCCTTCCAATCTTCGTCCATTTCATAACTAATAACTTTTGCTTTTTCTGACATAAATAAAGAGGATAAACCTGAGCCAAATTCGAGAACACTCTTAACACCATTCTCCCGAATAATATCTTTTATAAAAAACCAATCCGTTTGGTCTATTGCAAAATTTCCCCAGGGAAGAGCATATCTACTGGCATCAACCTCCCTGCGGCCTACATCAAGAAATCCCAGGGTTTGAAGGAGTCCAATTTCCTTTATATGCTCGCAGTATCTTTGAGGTGCAGAATAAACCTTGAATCCTTCTCTTTTGGCCTTCTTACAAAAAGCAAAATCTGTACCATAAATAAGAATCCCATCTTGGTCATAAATGCAATGGAACGGAGCTTTCAGGGATTCAAGAACTTTTCTTTTTATCAAGATACAGCCGGTTCCGACAGCATCGACTTCCAACAATTCTACTAAATCATCTACACCGTCCAAATCCACTGGAACAACAGAATCCCCTCTACTGAGAGCCTTGGGGTTTTCCATATATGCCGTCCAGTTAAGGGCTGAAAAATTCTGACGAACCTTTGCAGGAAAACCAATTATATCCTTATCTGCAAAAACCATTTCTGCCGGATTACTCAATGGAATAACATCATTATCTATCATCAAAAGAAAATCATTGTCCGTGGCTAAAAACCTTTGAGTAATCCTGTTTCTATTGCTTGAAATTGGGTGGTCATAGGTTCTGTGAAGCTCTTCCAAGGTTATTTTTACATCTTTAGTATTAAACAACTGCGGCAAAACTCTGTCAACATATTCCTGTCTTATCCAGCCGTGATTCAAAATGGCTACATATAACTTAATCATTCCGTCTCCTTATTTACTTTCGTTATATCTTCTGTCCCATTCTTTTAGAGCATCACCAAGGTTTCCGCGTGCTCCTATAAACCCCCAAAATTTCTTAAAATCCTCTTTTGCATTTTCAACTCTAAAAACCATCTTAGATGATTTGTCCTTCAAGAAATGTCCAATATTGCTATTAACAATATCATAAAAATCTCCGCAAATATCCACAGGACGGGCTTCAATGTGTCCAGTAGGAGAAAGAATCCCTGATGCGTATGCCCAAATAATCCCAGTCTTTCTGTCAAGTCTTTTTAAGAAGCTATTAACTACATCCTCGCGATTTCTCCTTAAATGAACATAAAGAGCACTGTCCCCATAAAGTTCGTCCAACGAACCCAGCAGCCAGGAAAGGCGATTGTTTGCTTCAATGTGATTTAATGGATAATCTAACCTTCTTTTTCCAAGAAATCCCATTCGGGTTTCGTGGCCTACTGTATAGTTTTCAATATGCTCGCAAGCCTTAACAAAGGTTAATGAAGCACTTCGTCCACAGGATAACACAAACACATTCAATTCTATCTCCCTTAATTCAAAGAAAGGGAAGGGATAAAAATATCCCTTCCCATTTATAACCGTTACGCCCTACCTCCAAGTTGTGCAATTTTACACCAGTCCATCGTCAAAGTTTCAGCACCAGAAGCACCGTCTGCAATTTTTAGAGCAGCAGCACTAAGACACATAACAGCATTAGGAGTATTTGCCGTAGTTGTTACTGTCGCAGTTGTAGCAAGAACACCGTTGGAATAAAAATCAACAGATGTAAGTCCGTTAATTTTAAAACCAAGAGTTTGATAAGTACCGTCAGCACAAGTGATTTCATCTTCTCTTGCATCTGCCGCATTGGTTCTTGCCATAATACAATCCCACTTATTGGCGGTTGTTCCACTATCGTGATAAAAACCAGCCTTATCTACTGCATCGTCAACATCACCAGAAGTATCCATAAGACTTGTATCAACACCAGCAAATCCAACATAAAAAGCACTGTCATCAGCATTGATTTTTACACGAGCTTCAAACCAAATTGTTACTCCAGCAGCGGGTTTAACCATACAGTTTTTCAACTGTGCAGAAGCCAAACCATAGTCAGTAGATGTAACTGCTTCAGTACTAAAAATAATTGTTCCACCTTGTTCAGTAGCTCCGCCAGCAATTGCACCTTTACTATTATCCTGGTCAAGTGTCCAACCATCAGCAGATGTTACATCAATCTCACCCATATAATCTTCAAAGTAAACAATTCCAAGAGAGGGGTCTCTTTGAATATCGTCCCAAGGACAATCTTTCCAAAGAGCGTCGCTCGGGCCTACGCCAGCAGTAACTTGCTGTTGTATGTCTCTTATCTGATTATCACTAATACCAATCAGTTTAGCAAGTACAACAGCACCAGTACCACAGGTTCTTGACTCTACTGCAATAGCTACACAACCAATATTAGCTCCGTCATTGACAAGGGTATTTTGACCAGCTTCCAGGAACAACTTATCTCTGGCAACAATAGTCTTATCACTCCAAACAGGAACAATAGCCCCGTTAGGAATATAAATATCCAGCCAACACGGGCCGGTCTTTCCAGACCAACTTGTACCAGCAACAACACCTGCGAAGGCAATAGCATTATCAGCGGAGGGTTCCTCTACACGGAGGAATTTACCTTCATTCTGATAACCATCGGCAGTTGTAGTGGGGGAAGTTTGACTGGAAACATCCCCGCCAGCGGCTTTGTCATAACCAAGAATATTCGTTGTAGTATCATAGTCATAACAAAGAGCCATTCCCTCATAAATGGTGTTGGAACCAGTATAATACACTCTTTTAATCTGTTTATTAGAGTTTGTTCCAAACTGCGTTATACGACTCATTTTTTACCTCTTAATAGAAAGGTTCTTAAAAACAGAACCGCAAAGTCCTGTCGGGCCAGCAGTGTACGTTTGTCCTTACTGGCCCATTAAGGATTCCAGGTATCCACCCGTAAATCCACCATATAAAACCGTCTCCTTAATTTTACTGTTCATTTATCAGAAAACCAAGCCTCTGTCTGTTAGGGCTGAAAAAACAGTAACTTAAATCGACAGGAACCCTCAAGATGTTATGCTGACTATCTCTCGGAGTAGGTTTCCCAATAACAAAGTTATTGCTTGCAAGCACATATGCTTTGAAATAATCAAAGTTCACTGCAAACAATGGGTCAGTTTTGTAAGTATCTGAATCTGCTGTATCCAAGGGCTTCGCATAAATAAATGGCACACCCTTGTAATTTAACAACCCAGCATATTTACCAAGGTCTGAACCAAACCTGTCATCACTTTTACGAAGAAGAGCATTTAAATTCTTGATAATCTTCTTCGTAGTTAAGTAACGCATCCTGTTGTGAGTAACATCTGATTTCTCAGCAACAGTCTGGGGAACTACGGGAGGAACAAAATTACACGAGATGGTACAATCATCAAGTGCAGAAATCAAGTTATCTCCCAAATTCCCATTATGGTCATAATAATAACTCGCCCAACGAGCATTGCTCGAAGAACTTGAAGCAATGCCCCCCACATTATACTCAGTAGCACTTCCATCATTATAATGACCACTATAACCAACAAAACCACCATAAGTATTGTCAGCACCCCAACTTAGCCAGCAAGGCAACCCGTGGGGATTTTTCTTATCGCCGGAACTTGTTGGTGCAGAGAACATAGCCAAATACAAAAGCTGGGCCAATTCTCTGAACATATTCTTTTTCTTTCCATCAAGGTAGCGGAATGTACGGAGCTTGTCATTCATTGTCATTCCAAGTTCAATACGATTATAGGAAACATTGGTAGTTACGTGTGTCCAATCTACTTTTATTTCCTTATCAATATTAACCACATTCTCACTATCCTCTTCCCACAGAGAAATATGCTTTGCATTTCCCTCATCACCAAGAGTAATCCAACCTTTAACATTATCCCCACCTTCGAGGATAGACTTCTCTGCTCCAAATAACTCATTAAGCGGAGAGTAATCAGGATACTCAAAAGTTTGCTGCAAATCATCTTTCTTGTGGGCGGAAAAAACCGAATAACCAACATCCACGGCCTGCTCTACGGAAATTTCCATTTAATACCTCTCTACTTACCGCCCTTTTCCATAATATCGGCAATCAAAGCCACGCCTTCGGCTTCTCTTGACTTGTATGTCTTTTGAGTTTTTTTAGACAACGGTCTGGGAGAAAACTTCTTCTTACGTTCATTGAGGTCTTTTACAATTTTACGTTGAAGACTTTTATTATCTCCACCAGCATACCATTGCATAGCATTTTTCATTGCAACATCAAAAGGCATCCCAAGAGATTCAAATCCAGAGGCAATATCAAAAATTTTCGACCTCTCTACAAAAGCAGCAGAAGTCGCATCAATCTTGCCATCCGCCGATTTAGGCAAATCTTTTGTTTTACCAAGAGTTGGAAAAGTCTCAGAAGCCTCATCAAAAACTCGGTTAGCACTGGCAATTTTCCTGTTAAAAGACACCTGTGCCGAGACTTTTTTTTGTCCGGCAACATCGCCCCGCAGAGCATTAACAGCATCAATCGCAGAATTAAGCTTTTCTGTCAAGGGTAAAATTGCTGCATCAACAGCCTTGTCCCCAAATTGTTCCCGCAGGTCAGAAAGAGCTTCATCGTCCAACACTACCTTTTTTAATGAATCTTCTGATTTTTTCTCATCTTCAGTTTTGGGAGCGGGTTTAACTTCAGAAGTAACCACTCCCCCAGCTTTTTTTACAACATCCATTGCCTCCGCAAGAGTTTCAAGGATAGACTCATCTTCCTCGGCAACCTTTATGATTTTTTCATCACTCCAGCCGCGTGCTCTTCCGGCAGCAACTAAACGAGGGTCGATGGGTTCATATTCATCCCCACCTTCCTCGCCGCCTTCTTTCTCCGCAGATTCCAAAGACGTATCTTTATCTACCTCCGCAGAGGCATCTTTTTCGACATCTTTTTCAGATTCTCCCGCAGGAGTTTCATTATCATCAACAGTTTCGGAATCCTCAACAGAATCACCGTCTGTTTCTTCCGAGAACTCCTCCGTTGGATTTATAAGTTTCTCATAAGACTCAGAGAATTCTTCATTGTATATTTTTTCTTCTTCAGTTTTTTCAATTTCCTTTGGCATTATTTTTGTCTCCTGCAATCATCACAATTTTTTTGATTTGGCGATGTCCACTCAAAATTATTCCCACAGGTTTTGCATTTTCTTATTTTAGGAACACCATTAACAACTACATCTTTTTGACTCAATGTTGCCGGCAAAACTTCTTCTGCCTTTTCTGCGGACTTTTCAGCATAATCTATTAACCCAGCAAGTAAACTCTCAATCAACTCTTTTTCTTTATTCATATCATAAAGAAGAATAGTTATTGGAGCCCTATCAACAGGTTTTAATTCAATCATAGGAACTACTTTATCCAAAGGTTGATACCGCTTCTTAACAACCCTTATCCAACTTCCGTCTCCAAAATCATATCCCCAAACCTTTTCCATTGTTCCATCTCCTTACTTAAATTTTTTACCTTCTGTCTTTAAATAATAATTTTTAATTACTCTTCCGCTTATATGTTTATGTTTATAAGCGTGTAAGTCAGCTTGAACCCAAGCGGGCCTTTCCAAAGATTGAGAATTTACTAATCGAATTTTTTTCATATCAGTCTAATTCCTGCATCCCGCGTTCCTTAGCCCTTTTTAGCTTTTCTTTACGGTTCCTAATTATAAGATGCCCCCGACTATTGTACTCCGAACCAGGATAAGCCTTCTGAGCCGCCTCTATCTGACTTGGGTGGACACCCAAAGATTGTGATACTCGAACATTTTCAGGGTAACAAATATTTATAAACTCTGATTTTTTGGATACTGGAGCAATCTTAATCCAACCAGACGGATGCTCACATTCAATACAAGATTGGTCTGGCATTGGAACTTCATCCTTCATAATCTTGTCAAAAACCAGAAAACAGTTTGAACACTTGTAAGTTACAACTTGCATCATCACGTCCCAAAAGCAAAATATTCTATGGCTGAAGTTGCCGCGTCTCCTATTACACGAATATACTTACCTGACCCCAAACCTCCGGCAAGATTTATGTAACAGGCTTCGTTGCTTGCTCCATCCAAAACCATATTCCCGCTACTTGCCGGCGTGCCGCTTCCATCATCATTGATAAGAACATAAGTTTTATCCACCCGTGCAATTATTAGAACACCCTCCAACTTAGTATCAGTTATTGTTCCCAAATCAAGATTGCAAGCAGTATTTCCAATTACAGCATATCCTTTATAAACTTCTGTTGGTGTTCCTGAATGAGTAAACTTAAGAGATAACTCTTCCTCATTACCAAGTCCTGTTACTTCCATTCGGATTGTTATCTTAGCTTCAGCCGACATTAGGATTTCCTTTTAAATAACTTTTTTCCTCTTTTTTTACGTAAACGCGAGTAACAAACTGCAAGTCTCTGTTTAGTATCAGGAAATTCACGGTTCATTGTTTCACTTCCAGCACACCGAGAAATAAATTTTTTGCTTTTTTCTTTTTTACTTGGAGTTGGTAATGGCATATTGTTCTCCCGCAAATTGACGGGCCGAAACTTTCATAGGAACACAAAATCTAAATCCCGACATTGGCCCCTCATAATTTAATATTGTTTGCTTTTCAATCTTGATGTCCCCAAAACCCACAGTCTCCACAGTTTTACAAGAGTATTTAACAGGGGGCAACGTTAAAAACAATGCAGTAAGAAATGCTACAAAACCAGTTAAAATTATTATAATTATTATTCTCATCATTTAATTCTTATACAAGTTTTATTTGCTCTTGTAATTTTCTGAATACACCCTATGGGAATCACTGTAACATCTCTCTCCCCGTCCTTTCCAAGACAAGGACTTATCTTTAACTCATCATTGTCAAAACTAAGAAAAAACCCACAAGCGAGACAAGAAGGACAACTGACTTTCTTGGCAGAAATTTCAGGCAGCCACCTTGAGTCAGATAAAATATCATCCCAGATTACAACAAGAAGTTCATTAAATCTATATTTAGGAAACTTCTTCCTTCTTCTTTTTTTCATAAAACTACTTCCTTACTTGATTTGCCTCCAGCCCTTGATTGCTGCTGCTGCAAATTAGCTTCACGAGATGCCGGTGAAGCACCAAATCTATCATCACCCTGTGCCGACTTTGGTTTTACTGTTCCCTGTTGCGGAGCATAAGTTCCGGCCCCAGGAGTTTGTGCTGGAACTCCTGATTTCCACCAACCAGAAATATCAATATTTTTAAGTTTAGCCAAATCTTCCGTTGCCTGATTAACATCAAGCTGCCAACCCTGTTGCATTGCCATAGGAAGTATTGGAAGAATCCATTGAGTCAAGAACTGACTTAATTTCATATCCGCCATCTGTGGATTAAATCTCTGCATTGAGTAAGGCTTGACTTTAAAATTAAAATCGTAAAAGTCCCCTTCCTTTGCAGCTTGGTCAAAAAGAACCTTAACCTCTCCAACTCCTTGAATTCTTTTTATTTCAGGAAGAGAAACAAGCGGGTCAGTCCATAAAAACCACAATCTCTTTCTTAAAATTTTCTCGGTAAAATTGTAAACCGAATTTACCATTTTATCGAGGAAACGAGAAGCATTCGACATTAACATCTGTTCCTGACCGAGGGTTTCAGCCTGAACATTTCTGCCCCCCATTGTATAAAGATTTCCACCCTGAATAGAAAACTGTGATTCAATATAATTTACCCAGTTATAGCTTTCAGGATTTACCCCGCCCCATTCAAATGCTTTTACTGACTCAATATTGTCAACTTTTGCCGTTGCGTTATCGGCTGCACCCGCCAGTCTTTCAGCGTCTTTTGCCGCGTGAGATTCATAAGCAAGAACTTTCTTAGCCGCTTCTGCCTGCTTTCTCATTTTAAGAATTAAGATATTTATCATTGTATCCATATCCAACCAACTCCATACAGGAGGAATTGGAATAGGACTATTGGGGAAATACTTGTATCCAAGCACG